CAGCGGAGCGGATCAGCGCGAGGCACCCGCTCTTGTCGATGCCGCGCTCGATCAGCGGCGTGCTGATGCGCAGTTCGGGATAGTTCGCGCGCAGCCGGTCGGCGCGGACGGCCTCGTCAGACGTGTAGCCGAATACATGCGCATCGTGCGGGCGCTGGAAGATCAGGCGCGGCGCGACCTTCATTTCGGTTGTGCAGAGCGCGCCGTCGATGCCGGCGAGATAGCGGCGCTTGGTGAACACGTCCCAGGTGTCCGCATACTTGGTAGACTTGAGGCGCGTGACCGCGCAGCCAAACCAACGCTCACAATCGGCCATAAAGCGCTCGTTGTCGGGGTGCTCCGCGCCCGTGTCGCAATATACGGGCTCGGCAGCCGGGTTGCTGGCGAGCGTTAGCTTCGCTGCCACCGCCGACGCGGCCCCGCACGAAAACCAAACGAGGGTGCGGCTGAGGTCAGCCATTGGCGGACTCCTCTAGAAGGGGGTTAGTCATGGGGAGGGCTGCCACTCGACCAGCGGCGTATCGCTTTTGAGGTAGAGCGGGTGGCGCGGTGCGCCGCTCTTTGTTCGCCCGAAGCATTGCAGTTTGATCGCGCGTGCGAGCGCGAGTTCGTAGACCTCCCGGTCGCGCGCCCGATAGCTTCCATGCGCACCCCACGCAGCCACAACGGGCGCATCAGTCAGCGCGGCTTGGAAGAACGCATTGGACAGGACGAGATCATTGTCGGCCCCGATGGGATCGCGCGACTCCATCATGTCAGTAGGGCTTGTGGCGCGGAACGCAAAGAGGTTGACGACAAGAATCCCTGTTCGGCTCTCGCGTTGCGCAAAGCTCATGCAACGGCGGATGGTTGGGTCATCGACGCTTGCGTCCGCAGTTGACGGATTCAACATCACGAAAACAATCGGCCTGTAGGCGTCGCCGCCCCACTTGCGAGAAAGCGAGTAGCGGTAAGCGCCGCAATCGCTCAAATCAGCCGAGCGGTCCATGACAAGATCGCTCATTTCAAAACACTCCCTTTACCGCTCCAAAAGCAGCGGAGAACATTGCGTAGGAGAGAGTTGCGCGCGGCAAAGCAGCCCCCGCAGAGAGCCTTCCGGCTTTACCGCGCGCTTTTCCGCTGGAAGGGCGACAACCAGCGAAAGTCATTTCCACAAGCCTGTAATCTTGGCGAGCGCCATGAGAACGCTCGCGGAGGCAAAGCCAGCCGCGCACGGCGCGATGTCTGGCGAAAGGGTCTTGAGGTAGGGGAGGGACAGAAGCGCGCTCAGCGCGAGCCAGACGAGCGCGCCGGTGATGGCGGATGCCGCGATCAAGCCAAGCAGCTCAACGCCAACCGTGGCCACGTCCTTCGGGTCGAGACGCGAGATGGCCGTTGGCGGGACGATGTTGCGATCCGCGCGCGGCGGATAGGTGGCGTCAGCCATGGTGCTCTCCCATGATCTCTGCGCGCGTCTTGCGCGTGCGCTTGTTCGGGAAGCCTTGCCCGCGAAGCGGCGGCGCCAGGCCCTTCGCTTTGCGCTCCTGGCGGCGCGTGTATTGCGAGCCAAACTCGCCGTTGAGGCGCTTGGTGCGGTTGATCTCCGGCTGCTGCTCGCGGGTCTTCTCGCGATGGCAGGGAACGCAAACAATCTGATCCGGCTTGCCGGGCTTGTAGTAGTTCGGGGTTTCGTGGTCAGCCTCGAACGGGCCTGCCTCGTTCGGGCAGAGCGCGCACTTGCAGCCCTGTTTCTCGAACAGGTCGCGATATTCCTTGTTGGAGAGATAGAGGCGTCCGGGGCTCACCGGCGCGCCTCCAGCTCAGTTCTCACCATGTCCATGACAAGAACGATTTGCCGGTCCAGCCGGCGCTTGACGGCTTCGAGATTGTCCAGCGCTTCGTGCGTGCCGCCGAAGTTGCGGCAGATGATGATCTCTTCGTCTAGTTCATCGGAGATGCGGTCGAGCGTAGCGACCATTCCAGTCAGCACAGGGATCGCGTGCGGGCCGCAAGACTCGGACGGAACGGCGAAGAGGCGCTGAATACCTTTGGACGTGGCGCGGGCGGTCATGCTGCTCTCCGTTGAAGTTGTTCGACGGTGGCCGCGACTTCATCAAGGAAGATGGCGACTTCGAGTTCCAGTTCGCTGATCAGCTTGTCGTCGCGCTCAAGGCGCTTGACGAACAAGCGCATGTTCTCAGGCAGGCGCGGATCGAAGGACGTGAAGTCGCACCACGTGCGCCCGGTAACGGCCATCTGCCACTGCATTTGCGTTACATATTGCGACGGGATTTTATCGCAGAGCAGGGTGCTGATGTGCGTCGCCGTGTTCGGGCACTTGCACTCCCAAAGTCCGTTGTCGCCGATGAGCCCGTCAGGGGAGGCGCCCGCCCACGGATTGTTCGGATGGATGATGAAGACCGCCGGTCCCATGCTCACGTCTTGAAAAAACTCGTAGGAGGCGCGTGCAAGGGCTTCGTTATCCAGGCCCCATTGCATTGGCCCGCTCACGAAACGCTCGCCAGCGACGCCGGTAAGCCGCTCTGCGACCAGCTCTGCCGCATAGTTCGCGCGGCCCGCGCCCCAGCCGGTCTTTGTCTTGGCGAGGGCGTCTGAGATACGCGAGGCGGTGAGGCGGCCGAGCCGGGCTTGCGCCCATGCGGCCTCGTCAGATTGCAGGATCATGGCTTGGCCCTCTTGGCCTTGCGCTGATCAAGCGCGACCATCACGCGGTCGAAATCCTTCTTGCGCAGATCGGGAACGGCTTCGACTTTGAAGTAGACGCACAGCTTTTCGATGTCGGCGCCGGTCGCTTGGATTTTCTCGCGGATCGCGGTTGCTTGATCTTCGGTGATTGGCTCGTCACCGCCACCAGCCGCGCCATCATCGTCTTCGGTCGCGGCCAGCCCTAGGATCGCGCAAAGCGAATAGCGCTGAAGGTAGGTCAGGGTCGAGCCGATGGCCTGAATGTTGTTCTTGCTGCCGCTCGTGTCGGCGGCGCCGGAGAGCGTCGTTTCCTCGCAGTGACCGTCACGGTGCGCGAGGATGCACGTCACGTTGATTGAGCCATTCTGGCTCGTCCGGTAGCGATAGCTGAGTCCGTTCGCGGCAAGAACGGGATCGGCGGCCCTGGCGAAAGCGGCGAGGTCAGCGTAGCGCTTGTTGTTGTGGCCGGTGCGGTTTTTCTTGACGGCGGGGAGGGTCGCCTTGGCGTTGGCGACTGCCGCGTCGAACGCCTTGCGCGCTTCGTTTTTCTCATAGCGCTCTTGGAGGTCCATCAGCTTTTCGAGGATGCCGATGTCGGCGCCGCGATCCAGCGCGCGCGCCAGCAACGCCATCGGTGTCGATCCCTGAACCAACGCAACGTCTAGTGTTGCGCCGCTCACGGCGGGTAGCGATGGGGCCGCTTCCTGCGGCTGCTGTTCTGCAACGAGTTCTTCGGTCATTGGCTCACCACGATGCTCGCCAGCGTAAGAAACAGCATGGCGACGGAGGAAAAGAGGGCGGCGCGGATCACTGGTTGAACCTTCGCCATGCGCGCCGGTCGTAGTCGGCAATCCCCGCAAGCTCGGTCGCGCGCGAAACGATCCCGCGCCAAAACGCATCGCGCCAGAACGGGTCGTCGTGCGTGGTGAAGAGAGTCCAGAGCACGGCGATCTCTTTGGCGAGACGAACTTCGTTCGGGAGCGTCTTCAGCTTGATGCGCGCCCGCGCGCTGATTTGGGGGACGGTCTCTGCGGGGATGACGCGCAGAGAGGCGTTCGCGCGCGGGCGCGCAAGCGGTGAAGGGGGCGGTGAAGGGGAGAGAGCGGCGCTCATTCGCACAGGCGCAAGCGGCGCGGCTCGGATAGCGCATGGTGCAGCGCGTCCATCATTTCATCGACGGCGCTCTCGACCGCTTCGTCTTCGGTGAGGCGGCGCGCACAGCCGGGGCGCTTGGAGAGATCGAGCGGGCAGGGGTCTTCGACGAAGAGCGAGGCCATGTGCTCGCGCTCGTTCTCGCAGAAGGCGCCGATCATGCTCTTCAGCGTGAACTCGACCTCGCCAAGGAACAGTTCGGCGCGGTCAGCCGCGTCAACCCAGGGATCGGCGACAAGATGAGGCGTCATCGCGGTCACTCCCCCCTCAGCCAATCCCACGCCGCGCGCGGGAGATGATTGCCGGCGACTTCGTCGACGTGATCGACGAAGTCGCTTTCAATGGCGGCCGGTTGCATGTTCTGCGGACACCCGCGACAGGCCCAGTGGAATTTGCTGGCGGCCTCAAGAAGCGCGTCGCGCGCCGCGAATATCTCCTCCGCCAGTTCGGCGCGGCTTTCGTCGCGCGGGCGCGGACGCTCTAGGGTGGGGTCGTAGGGGTTCATGGCTTCCTCCGCTTGCGCTTCGCGTCTTGATGCGGAGCGACCATGACGATGGCGAACCAAACGCCAAGGCCGACGATCAAAGCACAAGCGAGGATGTTGGAGGCGATGGCGAGCGGGGTCATAGCGCTTGCTCCACACGGCGCAGGACGCTCTCGACGCGCTCAACCAGCCCATCGCGCGCTTGTTGCGCCGGCATGTTCCCGTGACGCGCATCCTCAATGAGGCAGCGCACGCCGTTTAGGGCGGCGTACATCTCTTCGATCAGCGCGCCGGCCAGAGCGGGGAGGGCGGACTCCTCCAGATGATCTTGACGCACTGGCCGCTTTACGACGCCGGGACGTTCAACCCAGAACTTCGGCAACTTGAGAGCGGAGACTATGGGGACGGCGGTCATGGCTGATCCGCTTCGGTTGTCGCTGCGTTAAATGCCGGAAGGCGCTGCTTCACGGCGGCCAGGGCAGCGTCAACGTCGATACCGTCGCCGCGATTGTCGATGGCGTGATTGAGCGCGCGAGACGTGACGCCCGCGATCTGGCCCAGTTGGTGGGCGCGCAGCAGCGCCAGAACGCGCGCCGTGTCCTGCTTGCAGACATCCTTGTAGAGCATCCAGATGCGGCTGCCGTAGATGCCGAGCGTGTCCAGCGCGAAGATCGGAGACATGGCGCCAAGCACCGAGTCGGGATCGACGCGCTCCGCGTCCTCCATTAGAGTCATGCAGGCAGTGATCGCGCCGGGATTGCCGTCCGCCATAGCGATCAGAATATCCGTGCCGGTCATGTTGAGGCTGGTAATTCTCGCCATCACGCGCACTCCCTCTGCCCACGGATCATTTCAGCGGCGCAGGCTTCAAGCTCTTCGATGGCATCGAGGCGAACGCTGCGCAGATCAGCTTCTATCGCTTCCATCTCGCCATAGAGGCGCTTGGTCTCGTCGGCCCTTGCCGAGAACGTCTGGTAGTGAAGGGTGCGCCAACGGGCGCGCAGCCGCGCAATCTCAGCAGCCTTCCCTTCATCGCTTGGATGATCTGGAAGAAAGACCGCGTCGAAGCTGGACCAGGCGCGGGCGAGTTCGGGGGAGAAGGTCATGCCTCGCCCCGGATGAAGTCGGAGAAGATTTCAGCGGCGTCGCGGATTTTGTCGGGGTCCAGGTTGATGGTTCCCCGAAAGAGATCAACCGCCAGCGCCAATCCCTCGGAACGCGCGGCGCGCGCTGGGTCCGCAGCCCACGCCGGACCGCGAAACTGAAACCCACCGAGATCAGCTTCCGCTTCTTCCTTCGCATCCATGACCATTGAGATCGCCCTCCCGTTTGATCCTGGCAATATGCCAGCACCGAGGCGGCACGTCAACAAAAAAGTGCTGGCAATATGCCAGCATTGTTGCACACAGGCTATGTTGGGTTGGCGACTCGCCAGGGCGCTAGGGGGTGCGGCTAGGCGGCGCTGCCGTCTTCGTCATCGTCACGGAGGAGGGCGCGCAACACGCGCATGTCGCCGCTACGGCCACGACGAACGAGGGCCTCGACAACTCGGCGAATTTCCGTGACCTCATCAGGCGTGTAGAAGAGATCGGCGGG